TTGGTGCTGATGCCCGTGGCCGTGGTATTGTTTATCGTGCTAATGGTTATACGGGCGTTAGGGTTTCTACCCATGCGATCGAATGGCAAATTCAAGACTACGGCAACATCTCTGACGCCATTGCTTACACATACCAACAAGACGGCCACGCCTTCTATGTGCTGACTTTCCCATCAGCCAACGCCACTTGGGTGTACGATGTGGCTACACAGGCTTGGCATGAGCGTGCTGGCTTTGACAATGGTTACTTCACACGCCACTGGTCAAACTGCCAGATGGCGTTTAACAGCGAAGTGGTTGTGGGCGACTACGCCAACGGCAACATCTATGCGTTTGACCTCGATGTTTACTCAGACAACGGCCAGATTCAAAAGTGGTTGCGCTCATGGCGTGCGCTGCCAACAGGGCAAAACAACCTGAACCGTTCAGCGCACCACAGCCTGCAACTTGATGCGCAGGCTGGCCATCTTTTGTTAGGCACTACAACAATTGCTGAATTTCTTGTTACTGAAGAAGGCTACCGTTTAATTACTGAAGACGGCGAGTATTTAACTGGCCAAACTTCAGGGACAATTCCTTACAACATAGCACCTGAGTTTATGTTGCGCTGGTCGGATGACGGTGGCCACACATGGTCAAACGAGCATTGGGCAAGCGGCGGCGCTGTAGGCGCTTACGGCACTCGTATTTTTTGGCGTCGCCTTGGCATGACACTCAAACTGCGTGACAGGGTTTACGAGTTGTCAGGCACTGACCCAATCCAAATTGCCATTATGGGTGCTGAACTACACGCGAGCGCAACCAATGCTTAACGTCACGCAAATCCCTGCCTTACGGGTTCCTTTCATTGACCCCAACACGGGCTTGATTTCGCGTGAATGGTATCGCTTTCTTTTAAATTTGTTCACGCTGACTGGCAGTGGCAACAACCAGATCAGTTTGGATGATGTGCAAGTTGGGCCGCCAGCCGGTCAACCTCAAAACTTGGTTGAACTGGCTTTGGCGCAAGCCTTTGGCCTAACGCCGCCCGTGCAGCCAATCTCTTCGCCAGACTACTTTAACGACACCCCTGCCGTACCGTTGGAGCAGCCCGTTGCCAATTTTGGTATTGAGCCGCCTGTTGTGCCGTTTGTGATTGATTCGTCTGGCGCAGGCACGGTCACTAGCGTCAACGCCACAGTGCCTTCGTTTTTGGATGTTGCAGGCGTCCCCATCACCACAACAGGCACTATTGCCATTTCCTATAGTGGAACACCGCTTCCAACTGCATACGGCGGTACTGGCAGCACATCTACTACGTTTGTTGACCTTACTAGCAATGTAACGGGTGTTTTGCCTGTGGCTAACGGCGGTACAGGGGCTACATCTTTGGCGGGTATCGTCACAATATCTGGCAGCCAAGTCATTACAGGCCAAAAATCTTTTACCAGTCCTACTAACCAGTTTCTTGGCTTAACCTACGCTACCTCTGATGGTGGGTCTGGAAGCAACGCATATTTTGGTGAGAATAGTGCTTACGCAACAATTGGCGGCGTTAATGGATTGGTCGTGGCCAGTGGAAGCACATTTCCAGGTACGGGGCGATATGTCGGTGATTCTATTTCTTGGCGGCCTTATGTAGATGCAACTTATAGTTGCGGTACAGGCTCTCAACGATGGAGCAGTATGCACACCGTCAATTTGGCGGTCAGCGGTACAGTAACTAGCGGCACATGGAATGGTTCAGTGATTGGTACGGCTTACGGCGGTACTGGCGCAACTTCGTTAACAGGCGCTGGAATTGTGACGTTAACTGACGGTCAAGTGATTAGCGGTCAAAAATCATTTACTAGCCCTACTAATCAATTTCTTGGTCTGACTTATGCCACATCAGATGGCGGGTCGGGCAGCAATGCTTACTTTGGTGAAAACGCTGCTTATGCCACGATTGGCGGTGTTAATGGCTTGGTTGTGGCCAGTGGGTCAACTTTCCCTGGCACTGGTCGGTACGTTGGCGACTCAATCTCTTGGCGCCCTTTTGTAGACGCCACATACAGTTGCGGCACTGGAACTCAGCGCTGGAGCAGTATGCACACCATTAACTTGGCGATCAGCGGCACGGTTACAAGCGGCACTTGGAATGGCTCAGTTATTGGCACGGCCTATGGTGGCACTGGCGCAACCTCGTTAACTGGTGCAGGCATCGTTACAACAACTGACGCCCAGACAATTAGCGGTGCAAAATCGTTTACCAGTTACACCAGCCAGTTTCGCGGCATCACTTACGCCACAACCGACGGCGCGTCAGCCAGTAATGCTTACCTTGGCGAAGACAGCGCTTATGCGGTTGTGGGCGGCGCTAATGGCGTGGTGTTGGCCAGCGGCGCAAGTTACCCAGGCACACCTCGCTATGTGGGTGACTCAGTGTCATTTAGACCCTACGCAGATGCTTCTTACAGCCTTGGTACTGGCCCACAGCGCTGGACAGCAGTGTACGCTGTTAATGGCACAATCCAGACATCGGACGGCAACGAGAAACAACAGATTGAAGAACTTGACGCCGCTGAGTTGGCCGTGGCCAAGCGCATCAAAGGCTTGATCCGTAAATTTAAGTTCAACGATTCAGTTGCCGAAAAGGGCGATGGAGCGCGTATTCACGTTGGTGTGATCGCACAAGATGTCCATGACGCTTTCGTTGCGGAAGGTCTGGATCCCTATAAATATGGTTTGTTTTGTAGCGACACATGGACTACACTAGATGGAACTTCCAAGACTCGTTTAGGCGTGCGTTACGAAGAATTATTGGCTTTTGTCATCGCCGCACTTTAAGGAAAAACATGACTGCAATGCTATCCCCCAGCCCAAAACTACAGTTCTTTGCATCTAGCGGCGACTTGCTAGTTGGCGGCAAACTATACACCTACGCAGCAGGCACGACAACGCCCCTAGCGACTTACGTTGACTCAGCTGGTGTAACTGCCAACACCAACCCAATCATCTTGGATTCGCGTGGCGAAGCTAATGTGTGGCTTGGCTCTGGCTCGTACAAATTTAAGCTGACCACATCTACAGACACTGAGATTTGGACAGTTGACAACATCACATCAATTGATGCGTTTATTACGACTTTGGCTGGCGCAACTGGCGCGTCTTTGGTCGGTTACACACCATCTGGCACTGGCGCGGTCACAACAACTGTGCAGGCCAAACTTCGCCAGTCTTTGAGCGTCAAAGACTTTGGCGCTACGGGTGACGGCACAACTGACGACACTGTTGCATTCCAAAACGCGCTGACTGCGGCGGCTGGCAAGTCCTTGTATGTCCCTAACGGCACATACCTTTGCACGGGCTTGACAATCTACAGCGGCACAAACATGCACGGCGACTCGCCTACAACGTCTATCATTAAGGCCAAAGGTACTTTGGGTGCTACTACGCCGCTGTTGAAAAACCCAAACCAGTCTGGCACGGCTTACTCTTATACAGACGTTGGTATTAGCGTTAGCAACATCCGTTTTGACGGCAACAACTTAGGTTCGCGCACGGCTGAATTGGTGTCGTTTGGCAAGGTCAACGACTTGCACATCAACAACTGCCAAGTCTACAACGTGCAATACATCGGTCTGGCTTTGGCGGGCTGCTTGGCTGTTGTTGTGTCAAGTTGCTCGTTTAGCGAATGCGGAAGCGACAGCGTCATCATTGAGGGCGGCGCAGCGCTGTGGATGGGGCCAGCAGGCGACACCACCATATCGTTTGACATCAGCGTCAACGAGTGTAACTTTAACAACAACAACTGGTCTGCCATGTACGCCAACGGCAACCGCTTGTCGATCATTGGCAACTACTTGTCGAGCAACAAAGAGTCGGGCATTTTTATGACCGGCAGCAACAACGTCATTTCTAACAACTGGATCAGCGGCCAGACCAAGAAGTACATTTCTGCGTCTGGTATTGAAGTTGGCGGCGGCTTCCACACGATCAGCGGCAACTTCATTGGCGACACCGACAGCGATTGCATTTCGCTCACCGATGTGCAATACGCCACGATCACGGGTAATACTTTGTATAACCCAAGACGCGACAGCGCTTCGTTCCCTAACGCAAGTTGCGTTGGCTTTATCTCACTAACCGCAAGCCCTAACCAGCCACGCTACATCTTGATCGTTGGCAACAACATGTGGGCGCCAGCAAGCGATGCTTACGCCGCTGTGTATTTCTACGGCACGGCTTCTGGCCCTCAGTACATCACGGTCAACGACAACCAGATGAACGGCAACACTTGGACATCTGGCCAAGCGATTTTCGTTACGCCTAACCAAGCGTCCATTTCGCAGATATTCCGCGACAACCCAGGCGCGTTTGATGTGTTTGACTATGGTGGCTACGCCGCTGGCCGCTACTACGCTGGCGAGGCGCTCACGCCTGCCGCTTCTGGTACTTTGGCCATCGCCGCCAACACCATGTACGCCACGCCATTCGTTGTGCGTCAGCAACAGTTGTGGACAAAGATTGGTTGCAATGTCACGACTGGCTTGGCTGGCGTGTTTGCGTACCTTGGCATCTATCGCATGGAAAACGGCATCCCTACAACGCGAGTGTTAGACGCTGGCGCTTTGGGCTTGGAGTCGTCAGGCACTAAAGAGATCACGATTTCACAAGTCTTGCCTGCTGGTATGTACGCACTTATTATTCTTGCCAACAACTCAGGCGCAACTGTCAAGGCAGGCACACTGAGCGACGCCGCTTTGGCTGCTGTTGGCGTGGCCGCCATTGGTACGGCTGACACCGTGATAAGAGGCTCGGCCACTTACGGCACACTGCCAGCCACATTCCCTGCTGTCACCTACGCAACAGGCAGCAGCCCCTTGTTTACCCTGCGCTATGGAGTTTAAAAAATGACAGTAACAGCAAAAACCTTGGTTGAAGGCACGATTGTTCCGGCAACAGACACAACCGTCTACACCGCGCCAGCCAACACCACGACCATTCTTGACAAAGTCACCACGGCCAATTACGACACCGTGTCGCGTGTTGTGACGATCAGCATTGTAGCGTCTGGCGGCTCAGTGGGCGACGCCTACTACATCGCCAAGCGTACCTTGGCGGCCAAAGAGACTTACATCTGGCCAGAAGTTGTTGGTCAGATTTTGAACGCTGGTGATTTTGTTTCAGTGATCGCCAGCAACGCCACAGGCGTTAACTTGCGTATCAGTGGACGCGAGATCACATGATCAACCACCACTTCAGTGCTGGTGTCTACGCCAAAGAGACGCTGATCCCTGCGGGTCAGATTTTGGTGCAGCACAAGCACAAGTTTGACCACTTGTCTATTCTGGCAAGTGGCTCAGTTGAGTTGATGGTTGATGGCGAGAAAAGAATTGTTCACGCGCCAGCTTGTTTGACTATTGAAGCAGACAAGCATCATGGCGTAAAATCGCTCACAGACGTTGTGTGGTATTGCATTCACGCCACAGACTGCACCGATACCGATGAGATTGATGAAGTTTTGATCGCACCTGGCAACGCTGACCAAGTGCAAGAATTGGCGCAATGCCTACAGGAGAACTGATATGCCATGGATAGCTTTAGCAATTGGTGGAAGCGCCTTAGTTGGCGCAAACGCCGCAAGTAAAGCGGCAAAGACTCAGGCGGCTTCAGCCGACCAAGCCACGCAACTTCAGCGCGAGATGTTTGAAAAGCAACTCGAACTTCAGCAGCCATTCCAAGAAGCAGGCGTCAACGCTCTGGCTAAGATGCAAAAGGGTGTGGTGTCGGACTACATGGATCCGTCTTACCAATTTCGTTTGGGTGAAGGTATGAAAGCCTTAGAGCGTCAAGCCGCTGCCCGTGGTGGCCTGATCTCTGGCGGCGCTTTAAAGGCCGCACAGCGTTACGGTCAAGACTACGCATCCCAAGAGTTTGGCAACGCTTACAACCGCCTTGCGGCTATGGCTGGTATTGGCCAAACAGCAACTGGCGCTATGGGAAATGCCGCAGGCACTTTTGGTGCTAACGCAGGCCAGAACTACATGGGCGCTGCCAACGCACGCGCCTCTGGATATGTTGGCGGCGCTAACGCGCTGACTGGCGGTTTAAATCAGTATTTGAATTACACTCAAAGCCAGAATTTGTTGAATACTTTGCGTCCACAAACAGGAGTGCCAAGTAATATGAACACAACAGTGCCCATGCAGCCTGGTGGAGGTTACTAATCATGGCTCTTAACACAAACATTGCGTTAGGTGTACGCCCCATAGAATTGGCCAATCCGTTGGCGCAGTACGGCCAGTTGGCGCAGATTAAAGCCGCACAACAAGCTAATCAACTCGGTCAGATGCAAATGGCTGAGTATGAACGCGCCCGTTCTGAAGAAGAAGGTTTGCGCAACTATTTGGCTGGCGCTGATTTGACAGCAACGGAAACACGCAATGCTTTAATGTCTAAGTATGGCAAAACTGGTCGTGAGTTTGCCAAAGGTTTGACCGAGTTAGACAAAGCGCGTACAGAAGAAGCGGCGCGTAGAACAAAACTGGCAATTGATAAAACTTCTATGTACCGCGATGCCGTGGCGAACATCAATAGTCCTGCTGAAGCAATTGAGTTTATGAAGTTGCAGGCTACTGATCCTGACATGGCTAACACGCCTATTAGTCGTATGCCTTTGATGAAAGTGCTAAGTTCTATTCCACAAGACCCCGCTAGTTTTGAAAACTGGAAAAAGCAAACTGCGCTTGGTATGACTAAATTTGTTGAGTTAAACAAACCAGTCACATTTGCCCAAGATACAGGCGCTGGTGGCCGTATTTTAGAAAGAGCAGGATTAGGTGGCGCGGCTACGGTTGTGCCAGGCAGTGAGTTTGCTAAAACAAGAACATTTGCTGACATAAATGCTGCGGCTCGTTTGGCATTTGATCAACAAAAGTTTGCATGGGAAAAAGCCAATCCTGGCTTTGAACTCAAAGAAGCTGAAGATGGCTCAATTGTTGGCGTCAACAAGCGCACGCTAGAAGCGTTCCCTGTTACGGTTGGCGGTGCGGCTCCCGCAGCTGCTGCGCCAGTTGCAGGCGTTGGTATGCCAAGCGAGCGTATGCCTGCTACTGGCACACCGTTGCGTGGCAAAGGCACTGCACTGACAGAAAGCCAAAGCAACGCAACGGCTTATGGCATGAGAATGAAAGAAGCCAACGCTATTTTGGATGATTTGTCCAAAAAAGGCGTTTTGAAAGGCGCCTTAATTGAAGGCGTTCCACTTGTAGGCGAGTCATTAGGCAAAGTATTGCCTAGTGTTCTTGGTGGTACTAGCGAAGCGCAACAACAAGTTAACCAAGCCAAATCAAACTTTATTACTGCTGTTTTGCGTAAAGAGTCTGGCGCTGTTATTTCAGACTCTGAATTTGACAGAGAAGACAAAAAATACTTTCCTCAAGTTAATGACAGCCCTGCGGTTATTAAGCAAAAAGAAAATGCTAGAAAACTGGCAATTAAAGCAATTGAGACGCAAGCTGGCCCAGGCGCAAAAAGCATTCAACAACTTCAACCAAGTGCTGGCGGTGGTGTAGACTTGTCCAATCCTTTGTTGAAATAAGAGGACAAACATGGCTGATCTATCGTCAATTTTGAATGATCCAAATTATGTCAACGCAAATGAAGCGACTAAAGCGGCCATTTTTGACAAGTTTTCTGCATTAGACAAAAACTTTACTGGCGCTAATCCAGAAACTCAACAAGCCATTCGCGTCAAGTTTGGTGTTGCGCCTGCGCCAAAACCAGAAGTGTCTATGCGCGACCGCATCATGGGCACAATTGAAACCCCATTTGCACTTGGCGCTACTTTGGCCGGTGGTGTAATTGCGCCAGTTGTTGGCGCTATTGGCACTTTGACCAGTGGTAAATACGGCACACAAGAAGGCATTCGCGCTGGCCAAGAAGCTGCAAAAGCCGTCATGTATCAGCCACGCACACAGACAGCCAGAGAGGCCTTGGGTGCTGTTGGTGAGTTCTTGCAACCCGTCAGCAACGCTTTGCCGCCAACACTTGGCGCAACTGGTGCGACTCTTAATGCGCTAGTGCCTGCTGTTGCCACGCAAGCCAACGCACTTGCACGGCCTATTGTAAGACAAGCGACAGCGCCAGTGCAGAATGCGTTGACTAGCATGATGACACGCGAACAACAGCCTGGCATGGTTGGTATGGGCGCTGCCAGTACGGCTGAAGACTTAATCCGTCAAGAGCGTTTGCAACGCTTGGGAATCCCTGCAACACTTGGAGAACGAACCAAGAATTTGCCACAACAACAGTTTGAAGCAGATGTCCGCCGTGGTGTGGTTACTGGCATTACAGAAGACGCCAAGACCAAGTTGTCTGAGCAAATGCGTGCATTTGAAACCAACAAGCAAAAAGCAATTGTTCAGAACTTTGAACGCATGACCAATGAAGTTGGCGCTGAGGTGGCTGACCCAACCCAAATGCGTGCTGTTGGCAAGATTGTTGACAAAGCACTCAATGACGAGTACACCAAAAAATATGACCAGTACAAGTCGTTGTATGCGCAGGCCGACAATGCTGGCGAAACCTTACAGCAAGTGCCATATCAAAGTCTGATTGACTTTATTGAAACCAAAACACCAACGCAACGCCAAAAATTAGATCCTATTTTAGATTCTGTGGCTGAGTCGCTAAGAATGAATGACCCACAAGGCACTGGCACAATCTCTGTGCGTGCGCTTGAGGACATTTACCAACAGATTGGCACAGTCAAAGATTCCGCAAGCGCCAAACCTATGAAAAACATCATCACCCAAATGGGTGAAGGTGCTGGTGGTGAGTTGTATCAAAAGGCAAGAGCAGCCAGAGCGCAGTTGGCAAAAGAGTTTGAAGATGTCAACCGTGTTGACAAGTTGCTTGGCACAAAAGCTGGTTACGCTGACCGCCGTGTGGCGCTTGATGATGTGTTCAAGCATGTGGTGCTTGACGGTTCATTAGAAGAAATGCGCACGGTCACAAAGTTGCTGAAGAAAGCCGGCCCAGAAGGTCAACAGGCTTACAAAGAATTACAAGGTCAAACTATTCAGTACATGAAAGACATGCTGACAAAGAGTGATCAGCCATCTTTTAGGAATTTAAACACGCTAATCAACCAACTTGATGCTGAAGACAAACTGGCGTACATGTTTGGCAAATCAGGCCGCAACGAAATCATGGATTTGCGTGATGCGATCAAAGATGTGTTGGTCAAAGAGCCAGGCGCGGTCAACTACAGCAACACTTCTGGCGCTGTTTTGCGTGGCCTTGAGGTTTTGCAGCAGTTGCCAATTAAGATTCCTGGCACTCAGACAGCTGCTGAGTTTGCACGCACTCGTCAAATTACCAAGCAAGTTGGCAAGGCTTTAGAACAACCAAACCAGTTGGCGCCAAAACAACAAGGCAAAAACGCATTGGGGCAGTAATGGATTACCAAGTTCTTTTTAACATCGCTGTCGCAGCGGCTGGTTTCTTTGGTGGCTGGGTGCTGAACAACATCTACAGATCACTGGAGCGCCTTGACACGGATGTTCGTGCCATGCCGCACATGTACGTTGGTCGTGACGACTCTCGCACCGACATGCGCGACATCAAGGACATGCTTGGCAAGATCTTTGACAGACTGGACAACAAGGTCGATAAATGAATGCGCTGGCTGCTATTTCCTCTGCTGTTGCTATTGCCAGGGGCTATAGCCAAGCCGCCCTGCATCGTCTCCGACTTCTATGGTCTAAGCTGGATAGGAAACCCAAGTGAGCGTCACCAGCGGCTTTCGCAGTGGCTAACTACTAACGGCGAAAACTGCACGCCAGAGCAACTGGTGACGATTTGGAACAACTTGGCTTTGTGGGCAGGGACTGCGGATAGCGCGGAACTGAGGGTAAAGGTCTTGTATTACTATGAACTGGCGATGCAAAGAAAATGATCACCTTTGACAAATGGTATCCGATGGTTCACCCCACGCACACCGCCACTCAGTTGGCGTTTGACAAGGCTGTCGAGAAAGTCCAAGAAGAACACCATTACGCAATTGCTGCCAATAAACTAGAACAAAAAACGGCTGAAATGGAAGTTGAGTTGTACAACAAGCGTGGACGGCAGAACACGATTGAGTTAGGATCGTTTGAAGACCGCAGGCGATTTCAGATATTTGTATGAGGTGAGTAATGGAGAAACCAACGCGCAAACCGCGCCCGCCAACGCCAGACACCAAAGAAAAGCTGACGCTGTATGTCACGCTGATGGTCAGCACAACGCTGTGCATTTCCGTGTTGGCCATGGTTACAGCATTTATGCTTGGA